CTGTTACTGGTAAGGTAAAGAAGGGGTCAAAAGCAGCTAAACGTCGCGCATCATACTGTAGCCGTTCAAAAGGCCAGATGAAGATGCACAATATTAATTGTAGCAAAACACCCAAAAAACGTATTTGCGCTGCACGGCGGAGATGGAAATGTTAAGTGCTAATTTTGTAGCTGGAACGATCTTTGTTGCTTTTATAGGTGCATGTGTAACTGGTCTCACATGGATTTCAACAACACTTATTGCCGTAGATAGAAATGTAGCGGTCATGGCATTGAAGATTGATGCTAATAATGAAAAAATAGATCAACTTCATCAAATGATTAGACCTATGTGGGAGGACTTCACAGGGAGGACATACGATGGCAATCTCGCGCAGTTCGATGCGACAACAAATTTCAAAACCTCCATCAAAGAGGAGTTCTAAAATGCCCAAAGACGCTTGTTATAAAAAAGTAAAAGCTCGATACAAGGTTTTTCCAAGTGCATATGCTTCAGGTGCCATTGCGAAATGTCGAAAGGTAGGAGCGGCGAATTATGGAACTGGAGGAAAAAGTAAGAAGACTAAAAGAAAGAATCGCTCTACTAAACGCAAAGGTAAGACATTCTAATGATGAACTCTCCGTCCAAACCGAAGCGGAAATTTCGCGGCAAAAATATCAAGGGCACGGCGGTAGCGAGAGGTTGCGGCAAAGTATTGCCGAGGCGAAGAAAAAGAACTAAAGGCGCGGTGGAGCAATCCTGATGGCAGTTAGAAAGACAAAATCTGGTCTGGCTCTTAAACGATGGTTCAAAGAGGACTGGAAAGACGTTCGCACGGGCAAAAAATGTGGCCGTAAAAAAGGAGAAAAGCGTGGTGTCCCTTATTGTCGCCCGTCAAAGCGGGTATCATCCAAAACCCCGAAGACAACCAAAGAAATGTCTTCAAAAGAAAAGTCTTCTCGTGTTGCTCAAAAGAAACGTTTGGGGCAGCCAGCAGGCAAGCCAAGGCGTGTAAAATCTGTTCGTAGAAGAACAAAAAAATGAACGAAAAAGAAGTGATTGAAGAAATAAAACGCTGGTCTGCTTCTGTTCTTGAACAAACAAGTGATAATTATAACGGTTTACCTGTGTGTCCATACGCTAAAAAAGCATGGAGAGACAACAAAGTAGGTTTTATTTTTAAGAAAACAAAAAGCTGGAAGGTGCTGTACAAAGCAATTGATGAGTGGGATGATTCAAAGGAAGTTATTATTTTAGTAGATCACGATTTTTTTGAATTTGATGAATTTTATGAGTTTTTGGATAACATGAACGAAAGCATATCTAAGGGTAAACATAGCACTAAAGATATGTTTCTTATGGGATTTCATCCTGAGTCTGACGACAACGACTTATTAGACGATGAAATAGAGATGACTGATGAGGAGCCATATGCTATTGTTTTTTTGCAAAGATTAACAAAGCTACAAGAGGCTTCAGATCAGCTCAGAGAGAAGGGTTATTACGATACTTGTGAAGAATATTACGGTGGCTCTTCATCTTATCATCAACGCCAGGAATACTACAGGAGACTAAAATGGCAGGGTCAAAAAAGAAAATGAAAAAGCGTATCGGCTTGAAGGGTGGCGGTAGCATCAAAAAAATGAAGGGTGGCGGTAGCCTTAAAAAGATGCGAGGCGGCGGTAGCATCAAAAAGATGCGGCGTATGAAAGGTGGCGGTAGCGTCAAAAAGATGCGTAAAGGCGGGAGAACAAGGGCTAGATAAATGGCAACCTCAAATTCAAGAGATTTTGATCTTGACGTAGCTGAGATCATTGAAGAAGCGTATGAAAGGTGCGGACTTGAAGTCCGCACCGGATACGATGCGAGAACAGCTAGGCGTTCTATGAACTTGATGTTCGCTGATTGGGCGAATAGAGGAGTTAATCTTTGGACTGTTCGTCAAGCCACAACTACGTTAACGTCTGGTCAAGCTACAGTTACACTGGGTGCTGATGTTGTAGACCTCTTAGAGGTTGTACTTAGAAGAAGTAACACAGACTTTACAGTGAGTAAGATCAGTAGAAGCAACTATTTATCTCAGCCCTCAAAAACTACAGAGGGTAGACCTTCTCAATATTTCTTCAATAGACAGATCTCGCCTGAAATAACGTTATGGCCTACACCAGAAAACAGCACTGATCAACTTGTTTACTACTATGTAAGACGCATAGAAGATGCGGATACTTTAGTAAACACAATGGAATTACCTTTTCGTTTTCTTCCATGTGCAGCGGCTGGTATGGCTTATTATATTGCACTAAAAAAAGCTCCAGAACGTGTGCAGCTTTTAAAAACGTTGTATGAAGAAGAATTTCAACGCGCAGCGGATGAGGACGAGGATAGGGTTTCTTTAAAACTTCAGCCTGATATTCAATATCTGAGGGTGTAATGGCTAGATTTGCAGTCGGTAAAGATGCATACGGAATATCAGATCGTTCTGGTTTTCGATACCGCCTGCGAAATATGCGGAAAGAATGGAACGGATTGCTTGTTGGAGAGGATGAGTATGAAGAGAAGCATCCTCAACTAGAACCAAGAAGAGTGATAGCAGACCTTCAGGCTCTTCGTGATCCACGACCAGACACAGTTACCGAGGTAGCAGGACAAATTCTACTGATAATGAATCCTTTTCAGTCAGGTAGCGCGGGTTCTTCTGTGATTACCGTGTTTGAACCGTCTCATAGTCGAAGCACATCCAATGTTGTTATTTTCCGTAAAACACAAGCATTTGACGGTTTTTCAACAACCGCTCTGGAAAAAGCTGCGGGGTATACAATTACTGTTGTTGATGCCAACTCGTATACAATTACAATTACTGGCGAAACGGCGACCACTGGTGGCATAAGAGGTGGTGGTGGCGTTGTGACCGCTGCTGCTGGCGTAGCATCAACAACATCAGCATCGACCTTTGATTCGATAAGTGTTACATTCGATTCGGCAAGCAAGACTTTTGACGAGGCTTAAATGGCAAAACAGGCAGTAGGAATTGGAACATCAGCTAATGATGGAACGGGTGATACCCTTCGTGCAGGTGCGGACAAGATAAACGATAACTTCGATGAGATATACAGTGCGTTAGGTAATGGAACCACGCTTACGGATATTATCGACACAAACGGTGTTCTTGACGTTAGTCAAGGCGCAAATAAGATTGTTTTCTATTACGCAGCTTTGAGTGACTTGCCTAGCGCATCAACGTATCATGGAGCGATTGCTCATGTTCATGCAACTGGAGGAATGTACTTTGCCCACGGCGGAGCTTGGGTACGTTTAAATGATGAGGCAAGCGGCCCTGTAACCAAATACACCGCTGGTGTGAACGGCTCTACCGCATACACATTTACTGGCCCTGGAGCAACTTCAGGTAACAACCCAAACTTTACCTTTTATAAGGGGCATACATATCTGATTGACAATACAGCCAATGTATCAAGCCACCCTTTGCAAATTAGGACATCCAATGGCGGATCTGCTTTTACAACAGGAGTGACAGACAACTACAATTCTACCACCGGATTAACGCAGTTTATTGTCCCGCATGAACCAAGTGATACATCTCTAGTGTATCAGTGCACTAATCATAGCGGTATGGTCGGCAATATAACAATAGTATAGTGAGCAAGTGACATGTCGTTTACATACACAGAGCTACAAGACGCGATAAAGAACTTTACAGAGAATGAAGAAACTTCTTTTGTAACTAATTTGCCTGTGTTTATTCGTGGCGCGGAAGACCGTATCTTTACACTAGTTGATCTAGAACTATTTAGAAAGAATGCTACATCACAACTTACAGTTAGTGATCCTTATCTAAATGTGCCTACCGATTATTTAGCACCTTTTTCTTTTCAAATTACAACAGCTAATTATAAAGAGTTTTTAAACTTTAAAGATGTAAACTTTATTCAGGAATATTCTATAGCTATGGGCAGTAATGCTGTCCCAAAATACTATGGCGTTTTTGATGTAGACAATTTTATTGTGGGTCCTACACCAGATCAAGCGTATACCGTGGAGCTTCATTATTACTATAGGCCAGCCAGTATTACGGCTGGAGCAGGTACAGGTAATACTTGGCTCAGTACTAATGCCCCGAATGCCCTTCTTTACGGTTCACTTGTAGAAGCGTATACTTATATGAAAGGCGAAGCAGATATGATGCAACTATATGAGCAAAGGTTCATGCAAGAAGTACAACGCTTGAAGGATTTGGCTGAAGCTAGAGAGAATAGTGATGCCTACAGGAGAGGTCTACCTGATAGGCCACGCACTTAAACAGGAGTAAGAACGATGGCAACATCAAACGCAGCAACCAATTACCTAGAGAGAAGGGTTCTTGACTTCATATTTAAGAACAACTCGCTCTCTTTTGCTACGCCAAACAACGATATATATGTTGGCCTAGCAACCGCCGTGACAAACGCGGAGGCTGGAAATGTAACAGAAGTACAGGTGGACACAGACGATGCCAACTATACAAGGCAGCAAGTCACCGCAGCAAACTGGAAACAGTCAACAACAACCGTGGCAGTTGCTTTGACGAACAGCGCAACAGAAGTGATACTAACAGACGCAGAAGCGTTTCCATCATCCGGGGCTGTCGTTATCGGTGATGAGATCATTACCTACACGGGCAAGGATGGCACGGCCACCGCAAATACAAACGGTGCAGTTAGCTCATCAGCCAACGTAGCGGTCGATGGAAACAGTGGCACAATTACTGTTGGTATGGTTGTTACTGGCACAGGCATATCTGGCACAGTCAGAGTGGCTACTGTCACAAATCAAAACAACATTGTTTTGAGTTCCGCAGTTTCAATTAGCGATAATATAGCGTTAAACTTTGACGGCACAAACACTCTCACAGGTGGTACACGAGGAACATCTAGCACAACTGCCGCCGCGCACAGTGTCGCAGCCGTTGCTGTTTGCGATACTCAGCGAGTGATAAACGACAACAACATTGAGTTTGCAGCCGCCGCTGGAACAGCTTCTACTTATACGGTTACTACGGCCTTTGTCGCAGACAAAAACATTGCTACAGCAACAGTCAATGGCGCAGTTAGTTCATCAGCCAATGTTACGGTTGATGCGAACAACGGGACAATTGCTGTAGGCGATGTCGTTACAGGCACCGGAATCAGTGGTGTCGTTAGAGTAGCTACAGTAAATAGCCAGACCAGCATTGTTCTGGATACTGCATCGTCAATCTCAGACAATGTTCTGTTAACCTTTGATGGTTCCAACAAACTGTTTGTTG